CGGTGGTCGCCGTATCATTAGGTCTCGCGGAGCGAGACCGAACCGGCCACGCTCCAAGTCACGCCGTCCAGACGCAAAAAAGCCCCCGCTAGGTTTCCCTAGCGAGGGCGGCGTATCAATTGATACGGGGGGCGATTACTTCGCCGGGCGACGCTGACCGATTTGATCGAATAGCAGCGCCACCAATGCGGGGGCGGGGTTCGATGCTAGGAAGGCGTCAAGGTTGGCGAGGATGGTATCAGGTGTCGGCGCCTTCTTCGCCTTGTCCGCCTTGCCGCCTTCTTCCGTGGCAGTCTTCGGCCAGAGGATGTCGCAGACTCGTTGCAACTTGGTACGGCCAAACGCGAGAACCGCCGCCCAGATTTTCTTTTCGGTGGAATCCTTCGCCCAACCATCGCGCACCGACTCCGGCGCATCCATGACAACCCGCGCCAACTCCATGTTCACGGTCTCGCCACCGATCTTGCGGACGCGGTTGCAGTACTGCGAACGGTACGCGGCGCGCATGGCTTCTGCAGCGTCCTCGAAAATCTTGGACGACCGCGCTTCGTCCATGTTCAACCCGTGACCTAGCAGATAGTCCCGCAGCATATCGGCGGTACCCGATGCGCCCGACTCAATGACCGCGTTCGCCTTGTCCGTTGCGACGACTTCTTCCGCCGCTCGCGTAGTCAGCATCACAAGTGTAATCTTCTTCATTGTCTAGTCCTCTTGGCATGGTCGGCGCGGAGTGCGCCGCCTTCATGGAATTAGACCGGGCCGGTTCCCGATAGTTCCGCATTCCGATAAACTTTTTTTGGCTAGGGACAGCGTATCAATTGATACGCCGGGCGGCTCCGCAGGACGAAACGGGCCAGACCGAGACCCTACCGGCACCCGACCCCCCAAGCCAGCGTTGGGACTCCTATCAGTCCTACCTACACTTGAATTCACACAAACACCACGCACTTTTCCAAAATCCGGCTAAGCCCGTTCCACCCCTGTTTTATAACACCCCCCCACTTGTCTTTTTGGTACCATGCTGTTTTACTTCGTATATATTGTGTTGATTAGGGAACTTGGCCCCAGTAAAGCCCATGCAAGATATCCTCATACCGGAAATTGACGAGAATATCCCCCTGCCTGCTAACGCGGCCGACGCCTTGCCTGACCTCACCCCCGAGGCCGAAATTGAGATGCGGGCAAGGACTATTAAACTTATTTCAGACCTAACGGGTACTCCGCTGTGTCCAGACGAGAATGACATCAGCGTGGCTAAAGAAATTGCTACCCAGCATCTCGCTAATCCCAAGACCCGGCTTGATTACAGCAAGTACCCGAACGAAACGATGGCGTACCTTGCAGGTCTTGTAGCGCAGAGCAACTGCGCTCTTGTAGATGACTTGGCTGAATTAAAGTTATACGTCGTTAATAAGTTGGTCTACGAAGTAGAACACGCCGATAGCAGCAAAACGCGTATCCAAGCCCTCTCTAAATTAGGTGAAGTAGACGGTGTAGATGCCTTTAAGAAGCGCAGCGAGACGACACACATCGTTAAGCCCATCGAAGAGGTGGAAAAAGAGTTGCTCTCGGTGCTTGAAGGCATTGAATACCGTGTATTAGAAGAGGAGCCGCCTCGTGAAGCGGGCTAGAGCGGGTACAGTAGAGGATCGGTTAGCCACTTGTGGCTCTTGTGAGCATAACAAGTTCGGTATTTGCAGAAGGTGTGGCTGCATTATTCAAGCAAAAACCCGTCTTGCAGGGCAAAAATGCCCGATTGGTCTGTGGGGTCCGGAAGAATCCGGTCTAAAGTCGCTTGTAGCCGACTAAAATGATGCAACTTTCTTCTGAAAACTTGCAAAAACTCAAGGCATCCCTGCCGACGATGCCTGAAAAAGAGAAAAGGCGCGTTGCCGAACTCTTAAAGACCTACCAGAGCCAGATAACCCAGAAATTAGGCAAAGATTCCTTTCTAGATTTCATCAATCATGTCTATCCGGGCTACAAAGTTGGTCCACACCACCGGAAATTAGCGAAGATTTTCGAGGAAATTGCAGAAGGGAAGAAGAAACGGGTGATTGTCAACATCGCCCCGCGTCATGGCAAGTCTGAGATGATTTCCTACCTCGCTCCGGCGTGGTTTTTAGGCAAATTTCCGCATAAAAAGGTCATCATGGCCTCACACACGGCCGACCTCGCAGTGAATTTTGGTAGACGAGTGCGTAACTTGGTCGGTTCGGAGTCTTACCGTGACATTTTTCCTAGCGTGGAGTTACAGGCTGATAGTAAGAGTGCTTCTCGTTGGGGTACTAACTTTAACGGTGAGTATTTCGCTATTGGTGTCGGTGGCGCTCTTGCTGGTCGCGGTGCCGACCTCTTTATTATTGATGATCCTCACTCTGAGCAAGATGCTAAACAGGGCCGTGCTGACGTATTTGACCCTGCATGGGAGTGGTTCCAGTCAGGCCCAGTCCAAAGATTGATGCCGGGCGGTGCGATTATTGTGGTGATGACTCGTTGGTCTAAGTCGGACTTAACGGGCAAGATTGTTGATCACATGACTCGCGAAGAAGGCGCGGACGAGTGGGAAGTTGTCGAGTTTCCCGCTATTTTAAACGATAAACCGCTCTGGCCTGAGTTCTGGAGCATTGATGAGTTGCTGGCTAAAAAGGCTAGCATGGATGTGCGGTACTGGCAGGCCCAGTACATGCAGGAGCCGACCTCGGAAGAGGGGGCGCTCGTCAAGCGAGAATGGTGGCAGGTGTGGGAGAAAGAAGACCCTCCTGTCTGTGAGTACATAATAATGGCTCTTGACGCTGCTCAAGAGAAAACTAACCGGTCGGACTTTAATGCCCTGACTACATGGGGCATTTTCATGAATGAAGAGACTAAAACCCGCAATATAATCCTCCTAAATAGCATCAAGCAGCGTATGGAGTTTCCTGAGTTAAAAGAGTTGGTGCTAAATGAGTATAAGGAGTGGCGTCCCGATACGTTTATTGTGGAGAAGAAATCCAACGGTGCGGCGCTTTACCAAGAAATGAGACGGATGGGCGTGCCTGTTGGTGAGTTTACCCCCGGTAAGGGGCAGGACAAGATCAGTCGGGTCAACGCGGTGACGGACCTGTTTTCTTCAGGTATTGTGTGGATACCCGACAGGCGTTGGGCGTGGGAGGTTGTTGAGGAGTGTAATGACTTCCCTTCCGGTACCCACGATGACTTGGTGGACTCGACAACTCTAGCCCTTATGCGGTTTCGACAGGGCGGGTTTGTAAGTCTGCCATCTGATGAACCAGAACCTACACGGTACTTTAAAAGTAATCGTGGAAAAGGCTACTACTAGGAGAATTTAAATGGCCGTCGATAAAAGTTTGATGGAGGCTCCTCAAGGCATCGCGGCTATGGCTGCTGACATGGAGCCGATTGAGATCGAGATTGTTGACCCTGAAGAAGTTCGGGTTGGCGTAGATGGGATGATGATTGAGTTGGAAAAGGCTGAACCTCGCGCTGATGACTTCAACGCCAACCTTGCTGAGTACATGAATGAAGGCGAGTTGCAGAGTCTCGCGGGTGAACTGATCGGCCACTATGAGCAGGACTTGGCCTCTCGCAAGGACTGGCTCGACACCTATATTAAAGGACTGAAGATTCTCGGTATTCGGTACGAGGAGCGTACTGAGCCGTGGCCGGGTGCCTGCGGTGTGTTCCACCCACTTCTGATGGAGAGTGCGGTCAAGTTCCAGTCTGAAACGATTATGGAGACTTTCCCCGCGATGGGGCCGGTCAAGACCAAGATTATTGGCAAGGAGACTCCTGAGAAGAAAGACGCTGCCATTCGTGTCGCTGATGACATGAATTATCAGTTGACCGAGGTCATGAAGGAGTATCGGCCCGAGCATGAGCGGATGCTGCTGTCGATGGCCTTGGCGGGCAATGCCTTTAAGAAGGTGTACTTTGATCCGAGCCTTGATCGACAGACTGCGGTCTACATCCCTGCCGAAGATATGGTGGTGCCGTACGGTGCATCTAATCTTGAGTCCGCTGACCGGGTTACGCACCGGATGCGTAAGACAAAGAATGAACTGATCAAACTGCAATATGCAGGCTTCTATCGCGATGTAGACCTTGGCGAAC